CCCGACTCTGATCAGCCCACCCTTCCCCCGTAGGCCCTTCGCCTGGTGGGCCACTGCCTCGCATTGCCTGGGTGTTGCCTGGGTCATCCCTGGGAGCTTCCGGCTTCGCCGGGTGGCGTGGGCTTCCCTGCCCTTCGCCGCCCATTCTACGCATCCTGGCGGGAGTGTCAACCCCTGGGTGGCGTGGCGGTCCATCGGCTCATACCCAGCGCCCTGCGGTGGGCTATCAGCGCCAGCCTTCTGTCTTCCCTGGCTCTGGCCCTGGCTGCTGGGTATGGGCTGTGCTGCTCATCCTCTGCGGCCCACCTGGCTAGCTTCCTCTGCCAGGCTGCGTCCCTCTGGTGCCAGGCTCGCTCGGCTCTGTCCTGTCTGCTCAGCATCCTCTGTCTCCTCTGTCTGGCTCCCTGGGGCTTCCCTGGGGCGCTGCTGTGGTCCTGTCGGGTGGGGGTGCGGGAGTGGCTGGCCTTGCCTCTCAGCGTAGCCTTGCCTCCTGGCTCTACCTGGCTGCTCCCTGGGTATTCCCTGGGGCTGCCTGGGTGGCCCTGGCCACTCCCTCTAGGCCACGTACTCTACTCGCCTCCACCTGTCCTGTCTAGTCCTGCTCCCTGGAGCTTCCCTGGGTGCTACCTGGGTGCTGGTCCACCTCCCTGGCTCTGCCTGGCGCTGTGCTGTGCTACCGCTGGTCCTGCTGTCTTGCCTCGCCGCTCCCTCGCCTGCTCGGTCGCACCTGCGGCGCTGATGGACTCCTGTTTGTCCATTGTGTGTGACATAACCGCAGCCTTAGTGCCATGTGGGTTCCAGGGCGATGGGTCTGGCTGGTTGGATGGTGACTATCGCTCCCTGGTAACGCAAATCCTGGCTAGCTAGACTAAGCCTCGCGCATGGGGTCTCTATACGCGTGGGAAGGCTCCAGGGAGCGCCTGGGGAGGGTATTGACACGTTGGCGGTAGGTCTGTAGAGTTCGCCCTGTCTTCACGCAATACCGCCTTCACAGGCAGCCTGGAGACAGGGGGTTGACACACTACCAGGGCATCGGTAGAGTACGCAGCCAGAACGACGGGAGATTGCAACCTTCCAAGCGCGGCACAAGCCATAGGCGCAAGGGACGCGGCAAGCTCTTAGGGCAGGAACCGCAGTGTGTAAGGCCGGCAGGCATCACTGAGGGGATTGACAAGGTAATAAGATGCGGTAAGATGTGCGGCGTCAAGTGGTCCCGATGTACACACTGTGAAGGGATTACGGCGCGGTCAGGCAGATGACCGGCACCGCTTGACACTGTAAAGCTCAGTCGGTACGATGGGCACCCATAGCGGACGTGATGGTCCGGGGCGATGCGGATAGGACGCCTTGTTTATAACCTGACCGCAAAGCTGTGACTCCAGCCGATAGGACTGACCCACCACGTAAATACAGACGGGTTGACACGACAAGGCCAAGTCGATAACATGGCCGCCACAAAGGGAAGCGATAGCTTCCTGGCGGTAGAGGTTCGAAGCTTCACCAGCGGTACATGGACTGGTGCGGTAGGTTGACCGAAGCTGCAACTGGTTAGGCAGGGTCCCAGGGAATACCTGTCGGGTGCTGAAGACTCACCCAAAAGAGTCTGAGCGGGAAGCCTCCCCGTCCACGGTTAAGCAAAGGCACGTTAGTGCCGGTGGGAACGAACAGAGTGTCAGTGGGATCGAGAACTAGAAACCTCGGTTAATCGCGACTGACAGTATGCTGGGTAGTATCGGCGGGCCGATTGAACAAGGCCAGGCAGATAGCGCAAAGGGTACGGGGGATGAGTGAAGACGATCCCGAAGAGTATGCGCAGGACAAGCCAGAACCGCTGATACTACAGGGACTATGCCAATGCCAAGGTTTGTCCCTTGAGGCCCTTCCACCGAGGGGATTCAAGAGACAGACCTAGTTGAGGAATGCCGATGGCACACTTCAAGGCTAAGGCTCCCAAGTCGCCCTTCGCTACCCAGGTGGCGTACTGGCGGGATTGGGAAGCCAAACGTACTAAGCTCATCGCACAGGATAACGTCGAGGGGCGCAAAGAGCTTCGCAAGATGCGTGACGTGCGCTACGCTACCGACCCGGAGCCAGCGCCAGGACGCTACCATAACCCTGAACAGAAAGCGTTCGTGAAGGGTAGCGAAGGCAAGGCGCGGAACATCCTGAAGGGATGGAACGCTAAGAAGTCGCAAGGGAAGGGTTTGTAATGCCACGTGTGAATGAACTGACGCCGCGTCAACGCAAGGCCGCCAAGGCTCGCCGCGACAAGGCACGCCGGATTGATCTAGCGCACAAGATGCCGAAAGGCGCCGACTGCCCGATCTTCCGCAAGGCTGAACAGGCGCAAGCTAAGCAGCCCCGCGTCGATACCCTGACCACTCCCCGCAGTGCCGGCTACCTGGCCGCCGCTGCTTACCTGAACAAATCCATCTGAGGTACATACCATGACCAACGCAATCTCCAAAACCGTAATCGCATTCCGTGGCACCGAAGAGATCAACCGCGCTATCGACGCCATCCGTGTCCGTGGCAAGGAACTCGACGAAGCCATCCAACTGACCGGCCTGTCGATCATCCATCACATCGACCAGTGCGGCGACGTGACCGTAGTCAAGGCGCTGTATGAGGCCATGCCGAAGGGCAGCCGCCGCAATGCGCTGGTCGAGTGGCTGGTGCTGCACGGCAAGGTACAGGTGAATACCGACAAGAAGTCGAACAAGGACCTGCCCTTCCTGTACAACAAGTTCGGCAAGACCGATCTCGTCGGCGCCACCAACAGCCCGTGGTACAGCTTCAAGCCTGAGAAAGCGCTGGACCAGGAGTTCAACCTGGCCGCTGCACTGGCCACGATCAAAAAGCAGGTGCTCCAGGCTCAGACCAAGGGCAAGGTGATCGTCGGCATGGAACTGCTGGGTGACCTGGAAGCGCTGGCCGCCAAGGCTGCACCCATCGCTGAGCAGAGCAAGCGCGCTGCCGCCCATTGACTCAAGTCGAACGCCTGCTAAGCGGGCGTTCCGCTGGATTCAATGACAACTGGAGAAACGTTATGAGCTTCAAGCAACGTCTGCAACGCCAAATCGCCCTGGCTCAGTACAGCCGCCCGGCTCAGTTCCCGTACGGCGAGCAGGCCGTCCAGGCGAAGGGGGAGTGACCATGGACTTCTGGATCGCCCTTCCCTTCCTCGAATTCGGCCTCAACCTCGGCGAGGATGAACTGCGCATGTTGTGGTTCAGCGGCCTGACGATATTCTTCATCCACCTCCTGACGCGGTGACTCAAGTCATGGCCCTGGCGGGCGACCCTCGCCTACTCCGGGGCCATTGCTGGACTCATCACAAGCGAGAACTAAACCATGCAAGCTTTGAATACTCTGTTGATCGCAATCCCCAAGGACCCGTCGAACGCATTCAATGCAGCCGACAAGGTGCTGTGCGCCCATGGCTTCCGTATGGGTGACCTGAATACCGCGCACGTTCTGACCCCTGGCGGGTTCGTAGTAGTGGGCGCCGGCGTGACCGTCAACCGCTACGACGAAGCGTATCGTATGAGCCGTAACCTCGATTCCGAAGGCTTCGACGTTCTGCTGGTCCAGGGCAGTCCACTGTCCGGGCACGTCACCTGCCAGGCATACGGCTGGATCAACGCTGAATACCGTAAGGGCTGCGCGAACGGGCGCCCGATCTTCGACATTGCAGGAACCTCGTACCATGTCCTCGCGTGATCCCTACCGTATCGGCCACCGCGTGGGGCTGGTGAACTACAGCGACCGCTACCTGGGTGCCGACGCGGCGGGCACCAAGGGCATCATTGAAGCCATAACCCGACCGTCGCGCTGTATGACGATCTACCACGTGCGCTGCGAGCGGACCCTGCGCCTGATCGAGGCCGAGGCCCGTAACGTGCGCTTCATCCGACAGCTACCGATCCGCAAATGACGTGGCTCATCATCGCTGTCAGCCCATCGGGCGGCTGCGCCTTCGTGTGGAGTCGCAAGCGGCCCGTGCGCCCATTGCGATTCTACTCACGCAAGGCGGCCAAACGCTGGCTTCGCAAGCATCGCCGAGCGGCCTTGCTTGGGAGCCGATTCCTCATCGTGAACTGGAGCAAGCGTATATGAATCCTACCTACGTCGTCCGTCTCAAGGACGGAACTACCCGCCAGGTGGTAGCTGACAGCATCGTCACCGGCCACGCCTTCGTCGAACTCTGGTTCCTCGGCGGGGCGGTCGATATCTACCCGGCCTGCGAAGTGCAGGAGGTACACCGCACCGATCTCGTGAAGGAGGGCTGGTAATGACCATCCGTACCGTGTACGTCCGACCCGTAGACCCGGCGCCGCCGGTCTTGTCCGCAGGGCGCCTGATTCCTGGTGAACTCTACCGCGTGGTAGTTCCCAGCGAGGCTGAAGGCGTCATCGTACTGGCAACTGCGGGAACGTGGCCCATGTTCGGAGCCGTCGTGCTGCACAGCATGAACCCAGCAGTGTATCCGGTAGGGATGGCTGTCACGGACAATTCCTGGCGGTTCCGCCGGCTAGGTGCAGGTGAGTACCTCAAACTCGTTCAAGGGGATGAGTGATGGGTAACATGCTGATCCTCGCAGTAGGTGGGCTGCTGGCATGGTTGCTGTTCACCACCGTGGCCGCCATCCCGTTCGCTTTCATGGTGGCACCAGGGCGGCCCTGCACTGACGCAGAGTCGCGCCGTGTGGCCTTGTGCGCTGTGCTCTGGCCGCTCACAATACCGGGTGTCCTACTGTACGCCACCTGGGTCATCCTGTCTGAGGCTTACCTAGGCGCCATCGAACTCTACCAGGAGATGAAGAAATGATCCGCACCCATACCCACAAGTCCCACCGCGAACAGGGTCGTCTCTACGACCTCACAGACCTGCACTCCGGCGAGATGTACCAGGTAGTACAGCCTGAGTCCAAGCGAGGCACGCTGGTGGTCGGCGTGGCGGCTTGGAACAGCCAGGGCCGCCCCGTAGTGCTTCCCGTGGTCATCCACGACAGTGGTGACGCCAAGGTGACTGGTCCACGGCCCACCGTGCTGCGCAACGACGGCTGGCGCATGGTGCTCGCCGACAAGGGCACCCAGGTAACACTCACCGCCGAGTGACCAAGGCGAAGGCTGGCGCACCAGCCTTCCACCGTGGCCATTCCTGCCGCGAACCCATCTAACTGAGGAGCTACAACATGACCAACGTCAACACCACCACCGAAACCACCACCGCTGCTGTCCTGGGTGCCAAGCTGATCAAGAAGCCGGCCACCGTCGAGGACTTCCGCAACAACGTGATCTTCCACCACACTGCGCTGACCAAGCTGACCGAAGTCTACAACGAAGCGGTCGTTGCCCTGCAAACCGCCGAGCGCCTGTCCAGCCTCGTCGCCGGTGACGTGATCACCTTCGACCACGGCAAGGGCGAGAAAGCCGAGGTGCTGAGCGGCGAGGTCATCAGCGTGGTCGCCGGCGTTTACCAGGTGCTGGTCCGCTTCAGCGACAGCGCACCTGCCAAGCTGCTGGACGTGAAGGCCAGCGCCATCCGCGCCGTCCAGTCGTCGGCAGCCCAGGCTGCTACCCTCGACGAAGCCATCGCCCAGGGCGAGTAAGGCCCGCACGTAATAGGCCCGGCCCTCCGGGCCTATTGCGAGCTAGCCATACCATAGGAGGAGTCACCATGAGCAAGCGTAACCCCGAGCACATCAGCGGCGCCGTGCGTAGCGTCAGCGTCCAGAAGTCGGCAGCCGTCCAGGAACTGGAGGATCGTCTGGAGTCTGCCCTGGCCGTGTGCCAGCAGCGGGCGGAAGACATCGATCTGCTGAGCCGCCGTCTCCAGGCCGCCGAGCGCGCCCGCCGCTGGGAGATCGACGAGATTCGCAACCACCAGGCGACCATCCGTCTGTTGCAAAACGATCTGAACGCTGCGCATGATGCCCACGAGGCACAAGAGCGCCGCGCTCGCAAGGCAACCATCATGGCCTGGGTATGCCTGCTGACCGCAGGTTTGGCCGTCACCCTGAAACTGGCTGGAGTCTGAACATGCAGTGCAAAGACCTGTACACTAACCTCGCGTCGGACATGTTCAACGTGCCGTGCTCCCAGGTGACCCCGGAGATGCGCCGAGTGGCCAAGAGCCGCGCTTTCGCACACGCCTATACGTTCAAGCAGCAGGCGTCGGGTGGGACGTACACCGCCCGAGTGAGCGGCGTCACCTGTGACGATGGCAAGGTGGAGGTACGTCTGGACAACGTGGAGCGCGTCGACACCTGTGGCTATGCCAAGCTGGAGGCGCTGGAAGCGGCCTGCCTGTACCAGGATGCCGCGAAGCGCGCCGATGAATACGAAAAGCTGTTGCTGAAGGTATTCCCGCTGGTATCGAAGAAGGCCGGCCCACTGTCCGCCAAGGACTTCGAGATACGCCTGCTCGATCTGCACACAACCAAGCTGGCGGTGAATCGTGCCCTGCGTGATGCCGGGATAGAGATGGACGGACCGCTGCGCAGCCGGGTACGGAAGCTGGCGGACCGGAATAACGTGATGAGCGCTGAACTGTTCAGCCTCAAGCAGGGCTTGACCCGGCTGGTGGAGGTGGGTCAACGGGCCGGCCTGTATTGGGACGACGCGGAGACTCAGCGATTGCTGACGGTGGCCCCGACCAAGGCCGTCTGTCATCTCATCAGCAAGTTGACCGGCGTGCGGTACGCCTTCCGCGCTTCCGTGGCGAAGGCTGAGGCCGAGGCTCGTGAGCGGGCGAAGGCGGCGGCTAAGGGCACCTGGCAGGCAGCAACCTTCGCAGCCACCATCGCCGGCGGCGTCGTGGGCAGCGTGCTGACGTACCTGCTCGTCTAAGCGACCAGGGCCTACTCCGGGGTCAAATCCGAGGGCGTTCCTAGAGCGCCCTCTCGTGTGAGTCTGGAGGATCACGAACATGCAATACCACTTCACGCATTACAACGGATACCGCTTCGGCGTCGAGCTGGAAGACGAGGCTGTCTTCCCGTGCATCGACGGTAAGCGGGCGACCTGGGACAAGGTGGCGGCGTGTGCCGGTAGCCTTGTGCATTACATGGCGCAGGACCTGATTGACTTCGGCCAGCGCAAGTTAAGGGAGATCGAAGATGAGCAAGACGAGCCTGTACCCGCTGAGCCTGCATCCCGGCCTGATTCAAATCAGGACGATTCACGTATTCAGCATCCAAGCTCCGAGCAACGCCGAGAACTGGTGGCAATGGTTCCTCTGGCAGCGGAAGTACCACCCGCTCCGGGAGAGCCTGAGTCCAGCCGGGGAGCTGAGTGCGAGTATCGCCGAGTGTGTGCTCCACCTCCGCCGGAATGGCTGGCAAGATAGCGACATCTGGCGCAAGAAGGGAGGTGTGCTGGCCCTCGGTGCCTTCGACCTGTCCGGCCTGATGGTGGGTTCCTGCCTCGTAGTAGGCGGTGAGCTGAAGGCCCTGTGCGTTGATGACCGGCACAGCAGGCAGGGTATCGGCGCTGAGCTGGTACGGGCCGCTGAGCTGGCCGGTGCTGAGCACCTGACCTGCTTCGAGTTCCTGGAGCCGTTCTACGCCGGCTTGGGCTGGCGCACCGAGCGCCGTGAGGCAAACTGGACTGAAGGCGAGCCGGATGTGCTGTGCATGAGGGCACCCGGCCATGACGCATGAGGTGATGACATGGCTTATCGAGAACAAGCAGGCAGTGGTGGCCGCAGCCTTCGCAGCGGTGGCCCTGGCCGTGTGGCTGACGCAGGACGACGGACCAACGCCCGTGTGACAGTGCGCCTCCTGGATATGCCGAGGGACCGGGATCGGTGGTATCGAGCCGGCTTTGAGGTTGACTACGGGGAGTATTGCGCATGGCTCTGCGACGAGATTCGTGGCTAAAGCAAGCGCAATCCCTGGCAGTCGGCCAGGCGGGTCGATTCCGCCACGTCCTGGGATGCCAGAGCATGAGCCGGGGCGGGACCAACATGACCTGCAAGAACCTGCCTGACCGCTGGGTGGCGTACTGCTACTCCTGTCAGGAAGGTGGCGTGGTCGAGAAAACGCATGTGCGGAGGGTACAATGCGCGGATCAAGAACGCTTCATGCCCTGGCCCGAGGATGCCTCGGACTGGACGCAAGCCGACTGCTATCAATCGCTCTATGGTTTGCTGCTGTCCAAGGGCATCGACTACAACGTGATGACGCCGGGGCTGCCGCTGCTCTACAGCGAGAGGCAGCATCGGCTTATCTTCCCTACCGACGCGGGCTGGATTGGGCGCGCTACTGCCGACCAAAATCCCAAGTGGGTGGGCTACGGGTATCCTGCCCCGGACTACCATGGATGGCCCCAGGAATTATCAATGGGCAGGCCATGGGTGCTGACGGAAGACTACTTGTCGGCGCTGAAGGTGCGGTGGGCATGTCCCGAAGTCTTCGCTGTCGGTCTGAACGGTACAAGGCTGCGCGACAGGCTGGCGGCGATCATGTTGCAGCAGACCTGCAAGCGCGCCTTCATCTTCTTGGATGGCGACCGGGCAGGTGTCCGTGGTAGTGCAGGCGTGATGCGCCGGCTCCGGTCCCTGCTTATCGAAGGCCAAGTCATACCAACGCCGGACGGGTTCGACCCCAAGGACCTGACCCGCGAGCAGATAAGGAGCCTAGTAATTGGACGTATTGACGCTTCACGCACTGAGTGACCGGGACCGCTTCCGCACATTGCGGAGTGTGGTGCCCGAAGGAATGATGGGGCCGGAGACGTGCTTCGTCATCGACTGGATCGAGCAGTATTGGAAGGTCTACCCGGTGCATCAGAAGGTAGACCCGCAGGCACTGCGCGAACTGATCAAGCTGCGAGGCGGCTACCAGCCGGAGCAACTGGCGGTGGTCCTGAACCTCGTCAACCAACTGGACAAGCCGGTGGACCCGGACTCGCTACAAGGCGTCGTGTCCCAGCTCAACGAACTGGATTTCTCAGGGCGGGTGGATGCCCTCCTGGCGCAGTACAACCAGGGCGAGGACATCGACCTGGCGTATGAGCTGCGCCGGCTGAGCGATGAGGCCCTGCGCCGCGAAGGGGTCAGCACGCCGACCGACTACGTGACGGACGACGTGTTTGATATCCTCGCGGAGGAGCAGGGTGACCACGGCATCAAGCTGCCGGGGCTGGTGCTGCCGGCGTACATGAAGGGCCTCCACGCCGGGGCCTCGGTACTGGTGGCAGCGCCGCCGGATGCGGGCAAGACCTCGTTCATGGCCTGGATCGCTGTCCATATCGCGCCGCAGCTCAAGCGGTACTTCGACCCAGGCCGGCCCATCCTGTGGCTGAACAACGAGGGCAAGGGTCGGCGGATCAAGCCGCGCCTGTACTCGGCTGCCTTGGGCATGACCGTGGGTGAGATTCTCGCCCTGGACCCGGAGGAAGTTCGCAGGATGTACGCCGAGAAAATCGGCGGCGACTCTGAGCTGATCCGCATCAAGGACTTCCACGGCGGGTCCCTGGCCCAGGCCGAGCAGGTCATTGACGCGATGAAGCCGGCGGTGGTGTTTTGGGACATGATGGCTCACGTCAAGGGCGGCCAGCGCAAGGACCAGAACCGCACCGACGAGATGGAGTACAAGGTGGCCGAGGTCCGCGAGATGGCGGTGCGCCACGACTTCATCAGCTTCATGACGTGGCAGATTAGCAACGACGGCCACGACCAGTTGTTCCCACCGCAGTCCTGTCTCAAGGATTCGAAGACAGCGGTACAGGGTGCTGTAGATGTGCAAATCCACCTGGGCCGTCTCAACGGTGCGGATCAACAGGTCATGCGTGGCCTGTCCCTGCCGAAGAACAAATTCCAGATGGACGGGAAGCCTTCGAACGTGGAGGCAATGATTAACTTCGACGCCGCACGGTGTCGTTTCTTTGAGAGTGTAGACCATGCAAGCTAAGCATAACCGAGTGTTCGAAGACACCAAAGAGATTCCGCTGGGTTCCCTCGAACTGCCGACCGGGGTCAAGGCCCTGCTGTTGCGCCTATACTCAGATGCACGGCTCGACGCGGGCGTCGCCCTGGCAGGTGGGTTCCCTCGCGACCTCCTGAACGGCGCCACTCCCAAGGACGTAGATATCGCCTTGTACGGCATGACGCAGTATCAGGCCGAAGTGCTCATCAACCGCGTGCTTCCCGACCTGGACCCGCGCTTCGTCCGGGACGGTGGCTGGAGTACCGAGTACGCCGACGCAGGCGAGGGTGGCATCTTCAAGGGCGTGCTGTCCCTCGTAGGCTGCCGTGGCCTGGAGGGCATGGATGTGGACTTTAACTACTACGACGCCGACAGCCTCGGCCGGGTGATGGAGTCGTTCGATTTCACCATCAACCAGGTGGGCATCGCGTACAACTGGCCGGACCCCGAGGGCGGCCCGCGCTTGGGTGTGTACCTGCACAAGGATGTTACCTGGGGCGTGAACAAGGAAGTCGGCACCGGCTCACGTCTGCCGGAGCGGTGCGAGAAAATGCGAGCCAAGGCCGCGTACTACGGATGGGAGAACGTGTGATGAGCAAGCGCGACGTGGTATTGGATATCGAGAAAGGCATCTGGCGCGGCGTAGACCAGAACGACAAGGCCGTCGAGGCCATCATCAAGAAGCACGGGTACGTGATCGTCGAGCCTAAGATCGACGGGTGCCGTGCCATCGTCGGTGCGCATGGCGTAGTGTCCCGCAGCGGGCGCCGCTTCCCTGCCCTGGACGGCCTGGAGGATCGCATCATCGATCGACTGGCCCGTCCGGGACTGGACTCCGGCCTGGTGCTGGACTGCGAGATGTACCTGGCCGGCATGCCCTTCAGCGAGGCGACTGGCCGCATGTCGAGTAAGACCCCGCTGACCGAGGAAGAGCTGGAGTGCCTGCACTTCGCGGTATTCGACGCCACCCACATCGACGTGCTCCGCAAGGCGCGCACCTCCCACCTGGTATACGAAGAGCGCCGAGCCATGGCCAGCAGCCTCCTGGCAGCCTGCCGACTCAGCGACACTCCGACGTTCTTCCAGGTGGGGTTCAGCATCTGCCGGAGCATGTCTGACGTTTACCGCCAGTACAAGTTCAACCGGGAGGTGGGCTACGAGGGATCGATGGAGAAAGACCCCAGCCTGGTCTACCGCAACGGCAAGGTCTCTGGCTGCTACAAGCGCAAGCCGGAGATCACCGTGGATGGTCGCATCGTCGGGTACGTGATGGGCAAGACTGGCAAGAACGTGGGCCGCGTCGTGGGCTACCGCGTGGAGCTGGAAGATGGTTCCGGCACCGTGGCCGCCACCGGCCTGAGCGAGGAGCACATCCAGCTCCTGACCTGCGCCCACCTCAACGCCCACATCGACGAGGCCATGCCGAACTACGGTCGTATCGTCGAGGTCTCCGCGATGGAGCGCTCAGCCAACACCCTCCGCCATCCCAGCTTCAGTCGCTTCCGCGACCTGGCCAGTAATCCAGGAGTCAAGGTATGAAGATTCGAAAGTCCCGTAACCGCAACTACCCGGAAGATATGGTGTACCACGCCACCAACCGGGATTCACTGCTGTATCCGAAGTACGTCATGGGTTCCGTGTTCATCAGCCAGGACGGAACATTCCGCATCTGCGTCATGGCAGGGACCTGGGACCACGTTGGGTCCGAAGTTCTGCATCATGCACGGGACATCCAATCCCTTGGCGCCGGTCGCCGTAAGTTGCACCGGGTCATGCGACGGCTGCGCCGCAATCTGCAACAGGTAGGAGTCAAGGTATGAGAATGCCAACCGAAGAAGAACGCACGATCCGCTGCCTGCTGGCAGATATCCACGAACCCTTGAACCTGCTGTTCCCCGGTATCCGTGTAAAGGCCGAGACAATGCCCTTGGGCTGGGAGATAGTATCTGTGCTCTGGTACTCCGGGTGAGCTACGAACATCTCACGCTGGGTCGCCTGGAGTACCTGCACGAGGTCCCCATCCTGCACCTGACGCAGTGGGGCCGGGACGGCATGCTCCAGCACCTGATGAACGAGATTCCCCGTCGGGTGCTGGATGGCATGCTGCGCCAGGCACAGAAATACAGCCAGAGCAACTGGTACAGCAAATGACGACTATCCGAATCCTCGACCTCGAAACCGAGAGCTACGAGCACAAAGGGCGCAAGGCGTCGCCCTTTGACCCCCGCAACTATATCGTCATGGCCGGCTGGCGTGACGATGTGGACGGCAAGGTTGGCCAGAAGGTGGAGCATCGCTTCCGCAGCCGGGCCGAAGCCGAAGACCCGAACAACCGCTGGTTCAACCTCGACGGCGTGGACGTGATCGTAGCGCACAACGCCATGTTCGAATCGAACTGGTTCTTCACCCGCTACCGGGACGAGTACCTGGCCTTCCTGCGACGTGGTGGCCGGGTCTGGTGTACCCAGCAGGCCGAGTATCTGCTGAGTCATCAGACGTGGCTGTACCCGGCGCTCGACGAGCTGGCCCCGAAGTACGGCGGCACCCACAAGGTGGACGGCATCAAGCTGCTGTGGGACCAGGGTGTGCTCACCTCGGAGATGGACCAGGACCTGCTGAGCGAGTACCTGTCCGGCCCGTGCGGCGACATCGAGAATACCGCCCTCGTATTCTACGGTCAGTTGATGAAGCTCCAGGCCCGTGGAATGTGGGCTGGCTACCTGGAGCGCTGCGAGGCCCTGATCGGTTTCTCGGCGATGGAGTGCGCCGGCCTGAAGGTGGACCTCGAAGTCGCCCGAGTGAACCACGCCAAGCAACTGGAAGAGGTGGCCGGGATCGAGGCTGAGCTGAAGAAGCTGATGCCCGACTTCCCGGAATACTTCGAGTTCAAGTATACCAGCCTCTACCATATGAGCGCATGGCTCTACGGCGGCGAGGTGCGGTACAAGGGCCGGGTGCCCTACGAAGATGGCCGGATGGAGAAAGCCGACTTCGTGCGCTTCGGTACGGCCAAGCGGGGGACTCCAATCGAGAGTACCTCGGTGCGGGTCCCGCTCAACGAGGTGATCCTGGGCGACGACCACTGGAACTGGCCGGCCATCACCGAGCTGGCGACCAAGTACGGCTCGGTCATCACGTTCTCCGCCGGCAAGAACAAGGGCAGCATCAAGGTATTCCGCGAGGACACGGACATTCCGGCGACCAAGTGGGATGACGACCAGCGATTCCGATTCCCCGGGCTGATCAACCTGAACAACCTGCCGGAAGTGGTGCGCGAGAAATTCCTAGGCAAGCGCCCGGAGTTCCAGTGCGCCCTCACCCTGGCGGATGGATCGCCCGTGTTCAGCACCAGCGGCGACGCCCTCCAGGCTCTGGAGAAACAGGGCTTCGAGGCGGCCAAGCTGTTGATGCGCCTGGCCGAGTTGCACAAGGACAACTCCTCGTTCTACATCACCCACACCTACAACAAGGATGGGACGATCAAGGACACGAAGGGGATGCTTCAGTACGTGGACGGTGATGGTATCATCCACCACTCGCTGAATACGACCGCGACGGCCACGACCCGACTGTCGTCCAGCCGCCCGAACCTCCAGCAGCTCCCGTCGAAGGACGAGGACGACCCGGAAGCCGGCAGCCGCGTGAAGGAGATGTTCGTGTCTCGCTTCGGCGCGGACGGGATGATCGGCGAGACCGACTACACCGCCCTGGAGGTGGTGATGTTGGCGGCCCTGTCGAAGGACCGGAACCTCCTGGCGAAGCTGATGGCCGGCACGGACATGCACTTGTACCGCCTGGCAGGGAAGCACAACAACTGGAACGGGTTCGATTACGACCAGCTCGTGGCCATCAAGAAGGACCCCAACCATCCGTGGCACGGTCGCATGATGCAGGCTCGAAAGAACATCAAGCCCAAGGCATTCTCGGCGCAGTACGGTGCGAGCGCGGCTGGTATCGCATTCAACACCGGCTGTACCGTGGAAGAGGCGCAAGAGTTCCTGGACAACGAGGCGGCCCTGTTCCCTGAGTCCATCGCATTCCGGCAGATCGTCCGCGACAGTGCAGAGGCCACCAGCCTCGTGATGTACAAGGCCGAGGACCAGATGCCGGCGGGCGCCTTCAGCGAGATGGGGTCGGATGGTAACTGGCGCCAGTACCGCCGAGGATTCTGGCAAGCGCCGGGAGGCACCTGCTACAGCTTCCGCCAACAGGAACGCTGGGACAAGGAACAGCGCAAGACGGTCATGGACTTCAAGGACACGCAGATCGCCAACTACTGGAACCAGGGCGAGGCTGGGTTCATGATGACCGTGAGCGTGGGGCGCATCTTCCGCTGGATGCTGCATCGCCCCGGATTCATGGTCACCGAATTCCTGATCAACAACGTACACGATGCCGTGTACACCGACTGCCACAAGGACACCGCCGCCGAGGTCAACAAGGGCGTGCGCGACATCATGGCCGACGCTGCCCGCTACATGAGCGAGCGCCTGGGCTACGACATCGCCGACGTTCCGTTCCCGGCAGTGGCTGAGATGGGACCCAACATGTTCAACATGGACGTTATCCGGGACTAGGCGACCCTAGCCTACTCCGGCCTCAAATCTTCCTTCGACACGAGAGAGACTACGCATGACTCAACAACTCAACGCTCTGCAAGCCGCCCTCGCCCTGGCCAACAAGGCCGCCGAGACCGCAACCATCGACATGTCCGAAACCTCCACCGGCGGCGGCGGCGGTCGCATCTTCCCGGCGGGCACCGCCATGGGCCGATTCTGCATCTACATCGAGCTGGGTGATCACGCCAAGGAATTCCAGGGCAAGCTCAAGAATCCGGCGCCTCAAATCCGCCTGGGCTTCGCACTGTGGGGCGACGTGAACCCGCAGGCCGGTAACCCGCAGAGCCGCCCGGACGACCTGTTCCACACCTACGAGGCCGACGGCTCGATCAAGCCCGGCCTGTTCCGCACCTTCGAGATGACCCTCGGCAACAACGAGAAATCGAAGACCAAGCTCGCCTTCGACAAGATGAACTGGAGCGGGCAGCATACCCACTTCGCTCAGATGCTCGGCCAGGCGTTCATCATCCCGATCAAGCGCACCAAGATCACCAAGGGCAACAACGCCGGCAAGGAACGCAACGATATCGATTGGGGCGGTATCATGAAACCCTACAACCCGGTCGATGGCAGCCCGTACAACGTGCCGGAACTGCCGATGGACCTGTTGCAGTATTTCTTCTTCGACGCGCCGACCAAGGAGACCTGGGACGCCCTGCACATCGAAGGCACCTCGGACAACGGCAAGTCCAAGAACTTCCTGCAAGAGACCATTCGCTCGGCCACCAACTTCCCCGGCTCGGCCCTGCACATCATGTTGGGCGGCGGCGACGATCTGATCATCAAGCCGACGACCCAGGCCGCAGGCAGCAACCTGCCGGCAGTGCCCAACGTGGCCGCCGATGCAGGCGTAGCAGCAGCCCCTGCTGTCCCGGCAGTTCCGCAGGCAGTGCCGCAGACGGCCCCTAGCGTGCCCCAGGTGGCGAATGTAGCTGCCCCTGTGGTAGGTACTGCCGAGGCACAGAACGTGCTGCCTGACGTACCGCAGGTGGCTCAGGTGGCAGCTCCGGCGGCGGTCGAAGTCCCGTCGGTCCCGGTAGTGCCGGCAGTACCGCAGGTCTAATGCGCCTGCCATCGGAAGAGTTCCTGGCAGGACTATCCGCGCAGTTCGACCGCAGCATGGCAGGCGGGACGTTGGTGTGTGACGCCGACGGACCCGCCTACGTGGCTGCGGCCACTGCTAAGACCTTGGACACTGCACTCCGGAGATTCTGGAAGCTCATTTTGGAGCAGCAGTTCCTAGCGCACTGCACGGGGACACGGGTTCACCTCACGGCAGCAGGTGGGGCGAAGGCGTACCGGGACACGTATCCGACCATGAAACCCTACCAGGGCCAGCGCAAGGGCAAGGCAAAGCCCGCGCTGCTGGAGCCTCTGCGACGGGCCGTGGCGGACGTGCATGAGCGCGGCGGCGCACCCGAAGGGATCGATGTCATCCTGCACACGTTCTTCGAGGCGGACGACGGCATGATGATGGACGCCTACGCCATGCAGGACAAGGCCATCATCCGGTCCGACGACAAAGACCTGCGGATGACGATCTACCCGTATTGGGAGATCGACACGGCGTGTGTGAGCAGGATCGAAGGCGGCTTCGGCTACCTCAAGGAGGCATACACGCCTTCCGGCCAGTTCAAGCTCAAGGGCCACGGACGGAAGTTCTTCCTTGCTCAGTGGCTCGGCGGCGATACCGCTGACAACATCCGAGGGATCGATCGATTCAACGGGAAGCTCTGCGGGATGAAGACGGCCTTCGACATCCTCCACCCGATCACGGACGAGGATGAAGCCATCGACATGATCCTGGAGGCGTACGCCAAGATCAAGCAAAACCCGCTGGCAGAGGCCGAGGTGCTGTGGATGCGCCGAACGCCTACCGACAACGCAGCGCAGTACCTGTTAAGCCGAGACCTTCGTCCGGCCTTCCGCCAGTGGATCATCGAGCTGGACGCCTACCACGAGGCGCTGCTCCAGAAGCGGAGGGAGAGTGACTATGACGAGTGAGCCGAAGGTCTACCAGATACCGCGCAGCCAACAGCGCACCTTCACCCTGAAGCTGTGGGCCGAGCAGGGCAAGCTATGCCCGCTCTGCGGTAAGCCCATCGATATCAGCGTGAAAGGCGAGGCGGTGATGGACCACGACCACGAGACGGGGCTGGTACGGGGCGTCCTGCATCGGTCCTGTAACACCGCAGAAGGCAAGATCACGAACGCGGCGGGTTCCTGGGGATGCAAGTCGATGAAGTACACCGACATCATCCCCTACCTTCGTGCCCTCCTGACGTACCTGGAGGGGCCGAAGCATCCGCTGATCTACCCCCTGCACAAGACCGACGAGGAGAAACACGAAGCGAAGCTGGCCAAGCGCCGGCAGGCAGCCGCCAAACGCAAGGCGGCGATGGCCGTCGCAAAGCACAACGCGAGGAACGTATGAGCAAACTCCGCAAGCAATTCACCAATGAGTACCTGCGCAACGTCTATGTCGAGCTGGGTCTCAAGAAGGGCGCCGAGCATCTGACCAGGCATTCGCGCTTCGGCGAAGTGAGCCGCCAGTGCTTCCGCAACTGGTGCATCAAGCTGGGCTTCCACGACAGCAGGACACGCGGCACGTACGCCAAGAAGGGTGCTCTGCACTGGCTGGGCCGAAAGGCCGCCGAGGTAGTGCGCAAGTTCCCTGGCGCCGTGGGCAACGTGGTCGGCCAGGGGCCGAAGGTGTTGAGCCTGGACATCGAGACCTCACCTATCGAGGGCTGGGTCTGGTCGCTCTGGAAGCAGAACGTGGGCCTCAACCAGATCAAGCGGGACTGGACCATCCTGTCGTTCTGCGCGAAGTGGATGCACAGCGACGAGGTGATCTACATGGACTGCCAAGGTGATCCCCTGGACGACATGCACCTGCTGGTCGCCCTGCACAAGCTGTTGGACGAGGCCGACATCATCATCGTCCAGAACGGCAAGCGCTTCGACGTGCCCAAGATCAACGCCCGGTTCTTCCTGAACAAGATGCCGCCGCCGCGACCGTTCAAGGTGATCGACACCTTGATCATCGCCAAGCAGCAATTCGCGTTCACCAGCCGCAAGCTGGAGTACATGACCCACAAGGCATGCACCATCAAGAAGCGCCTACACGGCAAGTTCCCCGGATTCGACCTGTGGGCAGCCTGCCTCCAGGACAACCCGGAAGCCTGGGAGGAGATGCGCCTGTACAACATCGACGACGTACGATCGATGGAGGAGCTGTACATCCTGATGCGCCCGTGGTTCGTCGGCCATCCCAACGTGGCGGTGTACTTCAACGACGCTGAGCCGACTATCCGATGCCCGAAGTGTGGCGACACGGATGTCAAGCAAGAAGGCTGGGTGCATACGCAGACCGGCAAGTACGAGCACTATCACTGCGGCGGCTGCGGTGGCTGGAGCCGAGGGCGGTACACCCGCAACACCTCGGAACAGCGCAAGGCCCTGCTGAGCAACTAAGGAGACACCATGATCGTCGACAAGTCGTATGAGGTCGCGCTAGCTGAGCGCTACAAGAAGGGCGCCGCCCTGGACGAACGCAAGGTCGGCAAACTCCCGATGCACCTGGTGGTTGATGGCTTCCCGCTGCTCAAGCGGGAGCTTGCCCGCATGATGCAGTGGGCTGCCGAGGTCAAGGGCTACCTGCCGCACGACTGGAAGAAGATGTCGGTTGGCGAGTTCAAGGCCGCCCAACACCGGCACGAATCCAAGCGCCTGCTGGACGGGCCGCTGGATGACGAGTCGAACCTGATGCACCTCGTGCATGAGGCATTCAACGCAATGGCCGCCGCCGAGGTGGCCCTGATGGACCGGGAGAAAGGCAATGAGTAAACTTCAATGGTCGGTACGTCAGCCCCACACCCCGGCCAACCCCACCGATGACCGGATCGTAGTATGCCACCGCGAAGTGGTTGGCGGCGTCAACTTCGCTTGCCACGCCCGCCTAGCGGGTACGCCGTCCTACGATGGCCAGGACCCGGCGGACCTGGAGTATATCATCCAGGACTTGACGGGTCTGCTCACCTCCACAAGCCGCCTCGCGCAGATGCGGTGGTACAGGGCGGAGGTGCTGGGCCTGGGTCGGGATATTGAGTGGCGCGAATACCGCGCCCCTACCCTGGAGGCAGCGGCTACCCTGGCCGAGGAAGAGTTCGGTGCTGAGAACATCGGGCGCGTAATCGAAAGACGATAGGAGACGGAATGGACCTGATACAGCAGCAGATCGCCCACGAAGAGGCCCTTGTCGGGGCGGCGCAGAACGACGCCCGCATTGCCTTGGAAAAGGCGATTGCCCAAGGGTCCATCGACCGCATCCCGAGGGCGCGCATCATGTTGATGCGGATGCTCCCCATCGTGACCGAAGCGATCTTCGCCCACCAGGAAGCGAAGGCGGCGGGGCCGGCAGCAAAGCTGCGGCACCTGCTGCGGATCATCGACGCCCAGGACCTCGCGGTCATGGCGCTGCGGGCCGGGCTGTCGATGCTCATCAACTACCCAACGATCACAGCGACGAAGTATTACACCCACATGGGTAAGATGCTCTGTCGAGAGATCGAAGTGCGGTTGGCCTTCAAGGTCAACCAACCCTATTACGACCGGACGCTGGACTACCTCAAGACCAGCAGGACTCGCAGCGTCCGGCACATCCAGAAGACGATGGACGCTCTTCTGGACGCGGTACTGCCCGAGGAGGCACGTATCGACCTGCCGGATGGCGACTACCTGCGTCTCGGCAAGTTCATCGGTGACCCACTGATCCAATGCGGCCTGTTCGAGCCGAACCGCTTCACAGGGCGGGGCGGTACGAGCGTCCACCTGGAGCCGTCGCCGGAGGCCAAGGAGTTCCTGCAAGACCCGTCGGCGGCGATGACCTGGGGAGGCCCAGGCCGTAGCGTAATGCTGGCGCCACCGAGACCCTGGAACGACTGGTGCGATGGCGGGTACTACAGCGCCAAGGCGCAGAAGCATCACGTATTGGTGCGTCGTACCAAACACCAGACCAAGCGGGCACGTCAGATGCAGCTCCGCCACCTGGGCCGGGACAAGATGCCCAAGGTATACGCGGCGGTCAACGCACTGCAATCGGTGGCCTACGAGATCAACCACGACGTGTGCGAGATCATCGAGCGCGTCTTCACTTCCGGCGGCGGCGTGCTGGGTATCCCGCAGCGTACCTACCCGGACAAACCTGAGTTCCCGCTCGGCGACGAGTGGGCCAAGGAGAACGCCAGTGAACAAGAGCTGGAAGCCTTCAACCGATGGAAGCGATCCGTCCACCGATGGTACACCGGGGAGCGGGAGCATACCGCCAAGCTTCGCGAATTTGCTGCACTCTACCGAGTTGTTCGAGAGCATCATGGCAAGGCAGTGTACTTCCCGATGCACGTTGACTCCCGTGGCCGCATGTACTATTGGGGCACACCGAATCCCCAAGGGTCCGACATCGCCAAGGCATGCCTTCAGTTCCACGAAAAGCGCGCCCTCGGCAAGCGCGGCCTGTACTGGCTCAAGGTCCACGTCGCCAACTCCCTCGGATGTGACAAGGTGTACTTCGACGACCGGGCAGCCTGGGTCGATGAGCGATGGGACGACTTCCAGCGAGCACTCGACGAAGGCCCGGAGAACTATCCGAATCTCTTCCCCGAAGACGAGTCGCCCCTGTGCGCCATCGCCGGTCTGCTGGAGCTGCGGGCGGCCTACGCATCAGGCCAGCCGGAGAATTACCGAAGTGGGTTCATCGTCCATATGGATGCAACCTGCTCCGGCCTCCAGCACTACTCAGCCATCCTCCGAGACGAGATCGGCGGAGCATACGTCAACCTGTTGCCACCTGGACTTGCCAAAGCTGACATCTACTCCCGAGTTCTCGGTCTCGTTGCAGAGTCTCTGGCACGAGACATCGAGAGTGCTGAAGGCGAGGCTCGGGGCTACGCTGTACTGTGGGATAAGGCCGGTCTTGCCAGGAGCCTGACGAAGAAACCCTGCATGACGCTGGTGTACGGCACCACGTTCAAGGGTGTTGTGGACCACTGCCTGGACTACCTGGACGAGTCCGGCCTGGAGATTCCCGAGGGTATCCCGTCATACCGCCTGGGAAGCTACATGGCAACGCTCATACTGGACGCAATCCGCGAGACAGTACCATCGGCAGTCTTCGCCATGGAATGGCTCCAGCGGCTCGCTAAGGCCCTTCCTGACGCATCCAAGGATTTGCACTGGACCACGCCACTCGGTATGCAGGTCTTCCAGTCCTACCCGAAGACCGAGGAGGTCCGGGTGCGGCTGCGGGCCGAGGCTGTCGAGTACGTCACCCTGTACGAGGCCAAGGACGAGCTGGACCCGGTACGCAACGCCAACGGCATCGCTCCGAACTTCGTCCACGGGCTGGATAGCAGCCACCTGGGCCTGACGGCCCTGGCATGTGCGGCAGAGGGAATCCCGATCCAGGCCATCCACGACAGCATGGGCACCTATGCGGCAGATGTGGATCGTATGCACGTCCATATCCGGGAGCAGTTCATCGCCATGTACAGTGGCCCCTGTGTGCTCGTAGAGCTGGCAAAGCAGCTTGGGATAGAGGCTACCCCGCCCCGTCGAGGATCGTTGAATCTGGAGGCTGTACGGGACTCCTGGGCGTTCTTCTGCTGAGGTGGATTATGTCACCCACATAGGAGCAAGTGCATCCGTCCAAGGCCCTCGTAGAGGGAGCGGGGAGAGAGAGGAGAGGTCAGGGAAGACCAGAGGTAGAAGAAGAGTAGGGCAGAGTAGAAGATGAGACTAGATGACTACGAAGGATTCTAGATAGAATAGACTAACCAGCATAGGAGATATGATAGATGGCTACTATGAAGACCCACCGCCCTATGGTTATGTCACCCACAGTGGAAGGATCGAGAACAGGCAAGGGTACGGCCCGTCCTGTCACGTTCACCTCTCAGCAGATCGAGTGGTTAGAACAGACCTTCCCCGAACATCAGATCGGTCCTGGAACCACGATGGAAGACATCCAATTCCAGGCCGGCAGGCGAGACGTTGTGCGAGCAGTGCGACTGCGCCGACGTGATGCCATCGCAGTGGAGTTGAAGTGATGAACAAGTCCATCTGGCGAGTACACGCGAAGGCCGGCACTCCCTCGGAACTCCAGGGCCTGTGCTGGCTGGCAATACAGGAGTTGGAGGAGTTCACCCTCTTCCGCTCGAAGGACGACGCCCTGAATGCGATGCTGGACAGTATCGAGGGCAACGATCGAACCGAGCTGTTGGTATTCCGCGATGGTCAGTTGGCCGGCGGTGCCTGCATCGTGTTCGAGGACGACCCCCACGTCGGCCCGTGCGTCACAGCACAGTGGCAGTACGTCCTACCGCGCTACCGCAATACAGGCGTGGTCCGGGAGTTCATCCGCGAACTCCACCGTCAGGCCGGCTGGGGTCAAATCCCCCTCGTGTGCTGGAGCCATCGTGAAAGCGATAGCCGGTACACGATCCACTACCGGAGAGCCAAGCCTTATGGGCAAGAAAGTCAAGAAGGTGCTAGGCAAGACCATCATCGGCAAACTCGCTGATGGCCTGCTGGGCACCGACCTTAGCGGCGCACAATCCGATGCCCGCAAGATGGAAGAGCAGAACCGCCTAATGCAGCAGCAGGCGGACCAGCTCGCACGAAACCAGCAGGTTGACCTCACCGCCGAGAACGTGGCGCAGGTTGACCTAGGAGCGATGGCCGATGCCACTGGCACCGGCACTCGACGACGCCGGAATCAGGCGGGCACAGGCGTATCGCAAACCCTCGGTATCAACTACTGACGAGGTACGCCATGAAAACCACCGCAGCTATGCTGTGGGAGAAACTTCGGGATGGGAGCGTGGAGAGTCGAGCCATCGAGTTCGCCAAGACCACGCTGCCCTACCTGATGGTCGATCCCATGTCCGGCAGTCGGGGAGTCGTAGAGCATGACTTCCAGTCCGCCGGCGCCCTCCTGGTGAACAACCTCGCCGCCAAGCTGGCGAGATCGCTGTTCCCCACGGGGATTCCGTTCTTCCGATCCGAACTCACTGATGCGATCCGCCGCGAGGCCGACAGCCGGGACACAGACATTACCGAAGTGACCGCTGCCTTGGCTCGGGTGGATCGCAAAGCAACACAGCGCCTGTTCCAGAATGCCTCCCTGGCAGTTCTGACGCAGGTGATCAAGCTACTGATCGTGACTGGCAATGCCCTGCTGTACCGCGATAGCGACGCCGCTACGGTGGTCGCATGGTCGCTCCGCTCTTACGCGGTGCGCCGAGATGCGACTGGCCGCTGGATGGATATCGTCCTCAAGCAGCGCTACAAGTCCAAGGACCTGGATGAAGAGTACAAGCAGGACCTGATGCGCGCAGGACGCAACCTGTCCGGTTCGGGTAGCGTGGACCTGTACACCCACGTACAGCGCAAGAAGGGCACGGCGATGGAATACGCCGAGCTGTACCACGAGATTGACGGCGTGCGTGTGGGCAAGGAGGGCCGATGGCCTATTCACCTGTGCCCGTACATCGTGCCGACCTGGAACCTCGCCCCTGGCGAGCACTACGGTCGCGGCCACGTCGAGGACTACATCGGCGACTTCGCCAAGCTGTCCCTGCTGAGTGAGAAACTCGGCCTGTACGAGCTGGAGTCGCTGGAGGTCCTGAACCTCGTGGACGAGGCCAAGGGTGCGGTAGTCGATGACTACCAAGACGCCGAGATGGGCGATTACGTGCCAGGTGGTGCGGAAGCCGTCCGGGCTTACGAGCGTGGCGACTACAACAAGATGGCTGCTATCCAGCAGAGCTTGCAAGCCGTGGTCGTCCGCCTGAACCAGGCGTTCATGTACGGTGCCAACCAGCGCGACGCCGAGCGCGTCACTGCCGAGGAAGTCCGCATCACTGCGGAGGAGGCGGAGAACACGCTGGGTGGGACTTACTCGCTCCTGGCCGAGAACCTTCAGTCGCCGCTGGCGTACGTCTGCCTGTCCGAGGTGGACGATGCGCTCCTCCAGGGCTTGATCACCAAGCAGCACAAGCCGGCTATCGAGACGGGCCTTCCCGCCCTGTCCCGCTCCGCCGCTGTGCAGAGCATGCTCAACGCTTCCCAGGTCATCGCTGGCCTGGCCCCGATTGCTCAGCTCGATCCCCGCATCTCGCTACCGAAGATGATGGATACGATTTGGGCAGCCTTCAGTGTCGATACCTCGCAGTTCTACAAGAGCGAGGCGGAGCTACAGGCCGAGGCAGAACAGCAGCGCCAGCAGGCCGCACAGGCCCAGGCAGCGCAGGAAACCTTGCTGGAAGGCGCTTCCGACATGACCAACGCACTCGCAGGAGTCTGATAGATGACCCAACCGCACGAACAGCAACTGCCGCCGGGCCTCGCTAACCTGGTTGCCAACGTACCGCCTGCCGCCGCACCGACCCCGAGTCATGTGCAGGTGATGCCGAACCCGGTGATCCAACCGCAGGCCCCGGTCCAGCCCGGCCAGGTAGGTGCGCCGCAGCAATTGGCCATCCCGACCCAGCAGCCGCAACCCGTTCCGACCAGCGCCATGACGCCGCACTACCAGCCGGTAGCGGCACCTGCCGTGGGTCAACCAGTTGTTCCGCAAGCACCCGCTCAGCCGGCCCCGGTAGCTCCGCCGGCTGCGGGTGCAGTTCTTCCCGAGAACCTGGAAGTCCCGCCGCCGCCGGCCTTCACTCCCAACGGGGAGATCGTGGGCACCTTGGCAGGGAACCTCGAAGGCGACCCGCAGTTGGCGCCCTCCATCAGCTATCTGGAAGCGTTCTCTGACAAGCTGGATACCGTCCGAGCCTTCGGCAAGGCCGCCGAGAACCGCGATCCGCGATTCATCGACGAGCACTATCTGAAGGAGGTCCTCGGCCCGGCCCAGGCGCAGCACGTCATCAACGTGGCCAAGGGCGTACTGACCTATGTCGATGCGCAAACCAAGGCTGTCCTGAACCAGACCTATGCCGCCGTCGGTGGCGAGGCCGTGCTGAAGCAGGCCGCAGGCGTCTTCAACCAACACGCTGACCCGGCCACCAAGGCCGCCATCGGTCGGCTGATGGACTCTGGCGATGCCCAGGCCATGCAGTACGCAGCGAAGCAGATCATTGCCTTCGCACAAGGCTCCGGTGCCGTTGTACAGGCTACCGGCCAACCCCTGGGTGCTGCGGCACCTGCACTAGCAGCCCTGACCGCTGAGCAGTACCGCGCAGAAGTGTCGAAGCTGCCGCTGAACGCATCCGAAGCCGACATGGCTGCACTGCGAGAGCGCCGTAAGGCAGGCATGGCGCAGGGTATCTAACGACCCTGCCCTACTCCGGCCTTAAACTCACATCCAAAAGAGAGAGAATCGCATGAGCTTTCTGAACGACCTGACTCGTCCGAACTACGCTGGCAAGAACGCGGACGTTGACATCCACCTGGAAGAGCACCTCGGCATCGTCGATAAGCACTTCGCCTACACCTCCAAGTTTGCACCGCTGATGAACATCCGCGACCTGCGTGGCTCGAACGTGGTCCGCCTGGATCGCCTGGGCAACGTCGAGGCCAAGGGCCGTCGTGCCGGTGAAGAGCTGGAGCGCAGCCGAGTCGTGAACGACAAGTGGAACCTGACCGTCGACACCCTGCTGTACCTCCGCCACCAGTTCGACCACCAGGACGAGTGGACCCAATCCTTCGACATGCGCAAGGAAGTCGCCGAGCTGGACGGCCAGGAACTGGCTCGTAAGTTCGACCAAGCCTGCCTGATCCAGGTGATCAAGGCTGCCGCGATGGACGCTCCGGTGGACCTGGAAGACGCGTTCTCGCCGGGCGTGCTGGAGAAACTGGACCTGACCGGCCTGACCGCCAAGCAGGCTGCCGACAAGATCGTCCGCATGCACCGCCGCGTAGTCGAGACCTTCATCGACCGTGACCTGGGCGATGCGGTCTACTCCGAGGGCCTGACCCCGATGTCGCCGCGTGTGTTCAGCCTGCTGCTGGAGCACGACAAGCTGATGAACGTCGAGTACCAGGCAACCGGCGCGACCAACGACTACGTGAAGTCCCGCGTGGCCATCCTCAACGGCGTCAAGGTGCTGGAGACTCCGCGCTTCGCCACCAAGGCAATCGCAGCCCACCCGCTGGGCCGTCACTTCAACGTGAGCGCCGAGGAGTCCGAGCGCCAGATCGCCCTGTTCCTCCCGAGCAAGACCCTGATCACCGCCCAAGTGGCGCCGGTCCAAGCCAAGCTGTGGGAAGACAACGAGAAATTCTCGTGGGTCCTGGATACCTTCCAGATGTACAACATCGGTGCCCGTCGTCCGGACACCGCCGGTGCCATCGAGCTGAAGGGTATCGGCGCCTTCGACATCACCGCGTGATGCCACGAAACCCCGCACTTCGGTGTGGGGTTTCTTCAAAGCCTAACGACCCGCGCAGATTCCCTGCGTGGGTTTTTGCGCTTTAGGAGAAACCCTATGCTACTACTCGACGCAGTGAATGTCATCCTGCGCAAGATCGGCGAGCTGCCGATCCCGAGCATGGATGAGACGTATCCAACCATGGCCATCGCCCTCCCGGAGCTGGAAGATCAACGCATCCAGTTGCTGACCCAAGGCTGGTGGTTCAACACCTGGTGGAAGCACAAGCTGACACCTGATCCCACGGGCCGCATCAACCTGCCCAAGGGCACCTTGGCATTCTACCCGGATTCCCCGGACCTCCAGTGGGACGGCCTGGGAGTGCGAGATGCCAACACTGGCGACGACCGCATCGGTAAGCCGGTCGAGGGCCGATTGGTGCTGTCTCGGGAGTGGGACCGTATCCCGGAGATCGCACAGCGCGTCATTGCGCACCAGGCTGCGCTCGCGGTATACACCCACGAGATTGGACCGGACGAGACCGCCCAGGTCATCGCCCAGGAATTGCAGGCGTATCAGAACGAACTGTCCCGCATGCACACCCGATCCCGTCCGCTGAACACCCAGGCCAAGCGTAGCTTCAGCCGGTGGCGGCGCAGCTTGAGGACCTGAGCATGAGCTACAAGCAATCCGCGTATCCCAATCTGCTGATGGGTGTGAGCCAGCAGGTGCCCTTCGAGCGCCTACCTGGCCAGCTCAGCGAGCAGATCAACATGGTATCAGACCCCGTGTCGGGGCTGCGGCGGCGCAGCGGTATCGAGCTGATGGCCCACCTGCTGCATACCGACCAACCCTGGCCGAGGCCGTTCCTCTACCACACGAACCTTGGTGGCCGCAGCATTGCGATGCTGGTGGCGCAGCACCGTGGCGAGCTGTACCTGTTCGACGAGCGGGACGGTCGCCTGCTGATGGGTCAGCCCCTGGTGCATGACTACCTCAAGGCTACCGATTACCGGCAGCTACGGGCCGCCACGGTGGCCGATGACCTATTCATCGCCAACCTGAGCGTGAAGCCCGAGGCCGACCGCACCGACATCAAGGGCGTGGACCCCAACAAGGCTGGCTGGCTGTACATCAAGGCGGGGCAGTATTCGAAGGCATTCTCCATGACCATCAAGGTCAAGGACAACGCCACTGGCACCACCTACAGCCACACGGCCACCTACGTGACGCCGGACAACGCCAGCACGAACCCCAACCTTGCGGAAGCGCCCTTCCAAACGAGCGTAGGCTACATCGCCTGGCAGCTCTACGGCAAGTTCTTCGGTGCGCCAGAGTACACCCTGCCGAACTCCACGAAGAAATACCCGAAGGTTAACCAGGATGCCGATGCGGCAACCATAGCCGGATACCTCAACCAGCGTGGGGTGCAGGACGGGTACATCGCATTCCGGGGAGATGCCGACATCAACGTCGAAGTGTCCACGGACATGGGCAACAACTACGGCATCGCGTCGGGCGGTATGAGCCTCAACGCAACGGCGGACCTGCCGGCCTTGCTGCCTGGTGTGGGCGCACCCGGTGTGGGTGTTCAGTTCATGGATGGTGCCGTCATGGCCACCGGCTCGACCAAGGCCCCGGTGTACTTCGAGTGGGATTCCGCTAACCGCCGATGGGCAGAGCGGGCCGCCTACGGGACCGATTGGGTCCTGAAGAAGATGCCCTTGGCGCTACGCTGGGATGAGGCTACCGACACCTACAGCTTGAACGAGCTGGACTATGATCGGCGCGGCTCCGGCGACGAGGACACGAACCCCACGTTCAACTTCGTCACCCGTGGCATCACCGGCATGACGACCTTCCAGGGTCGCCTCGTTCTCCTGTCGCAGGAGTACGTCTGCATGTCGGCCAGCAACAATCCGCACCGCTGGTTCAAGAAGTCGGCAGCCGCGCTGAACGACGACGATCCTATCGAGATCGCCGCTCAGGGCAGCCTGACCGAGCCGTACGAGCATGCGGTCACCTTCAACAAGGACTTGATCGTCTTCGCCAAGAAGTACCAGGCCGTGGTCCCAGGTGGTGGTATCGTGACCCCGCGAACAGCGGTCATCAGCATCACCACGCAGTACGACCTCGATACCAGGGCGGCACCCGCCGTGACTGGACGCAGCGTGTACTTCGCTGCCGAGCGTGCCCTGGGTTTCATGGGCCTGCACGAGATGGCCCCGTCGCCGTCCACGGACAGCCACTACGTCGCCGAGGACGTTACCAGCCACATCCCGAGCTACATGCCGGGGCCGGCTGAGTACATCCAGGCGGCGGCCTCCAGCGGCTACCTGGTGTTCGGCACCAGCACGGCGGACGAGATGATCTGCCACCAGTACCTCTGGCAGGGTAACGAGAAAGTCCAGAACGCCTTCCACCGATGGACGCTGCGGCATCAGATCATCGGCGCCTACTTCACTGGCGACAACCTGATGGTCCTGATCCAGAAGGGCCAAGAGATCGCCTTGGGCCGGATGCACCTGAATAGCCTGCCAGCCCGTGAGGGTCTGCAATACCCGAAGTACGACTATTGGCGGCGTATCGAAGCGACCGTCGATGGTGAGCTAGAGCTGACCAAACAGCATTGGGACCTGATCAAGGATGCCTCTGCCGTGTACCAGCTACAGCCCGTGGCCGGCGCCTACATGGAACGTACCCATCTCGGCGTGAAGCGAGAGACGAATACGAAGGTGTTCCTCGACGTGCCCGAGGCCGTGGTCGGGGCGGTGTATGTGGTTGGCTGTGAGTTCTGGTCGAAGGTGGAGTTCACTCCGCCGGTTCTCCGGGACCACAATGGCCTGCCCATGACCTCGACCCGTGCAGTGCTTCATCGGTACAACGTAAACTTCGGCTGGACCGGCGAGTTCCTGTGGCGCATCAGCGACACGGCCCGACCCAACCAGCCGTGGTACGACACGACGCCCCTTCGGTTGTTCAGCCGGCAACTCAATGCCGGGGAGCCTCTGGTGGATAGCGCTGTGGTGCCGCTGCCGGCACGGGTCGATATGGCCACGTCCAAGTTCGAGCTGAGCTGTCACAGTCCGTACGATATGAACGTCCGGGCCGTCGAGTACAACTTCAAGTCCAACCAAATCTACAGGAGGGTGTGATGGCTTTCTGGCTACCACTATTGGCCGCTGGCGGCATGTCCGCCCTTCAGCAGGGATTGGCCAACAAGGAAGAGCGCAACAAGATCAAGGCCGAGAACAAGGCTCGACTGAAGACGGACCTCGACAACCTGGGCGCCGCCGCCCGCGACATCGCCAACCTCGGAGTCATGGCCGCTAGCTACCGCAAGCAGGCCGTGGCCTCGCAGGTGGAGGCCAAGCGCCAGGGGATGCTCGCCGGCGGCAGTGCCGAGGCGCAGGCCGGGGCGTTCGGAGTCAAGGGCGCATCCGTTGATGCGGTGGCCTTGGATATCGAGCGGGAGGTCGGCGAGGCCCTGATCCAGATTGACGACAACCTGGACAATCAGATGTGGAACCTCGCCGAGCAGGCGCACTCCATCCAGGCCCAAGCTAAGGCCGACCTGCTGGGACAGAAGAGCACCACTGCGGGGCAACGATCCCCGCTGGTGGCTGGCCTGATGTCGGCGGGTTCCCTGTATGCAAGTCAATACTTCAAGTTCGGCGCCACGCCTAAAGGAGGCAACTGATGGCGGAATCGCAACGTGCTTCCCAAGAGCTTGGGATCAACGTCGGACAGACGCAACTCCAGCCGGGCCAGAGTGCCCGGCGCGGGGTGCGCGACTCCGAAGTCAACTACAGCGGGCCGAGTGTAGGCTCACAGATTCTCGATGGCATCCTCGGCGCCGGCCAGCAAATCGCAGGCAAGTGGTTCGAGCACAACGTGCAGCAGGAAGTGCTGCGCGGTGAGCGTGCCCGCATGGCCGGCGAGGCCGAGGAGGCGGTAGACAGCAACATCCTGGCCAAGCCCTTCGTGAAGGGCGGCTGGCGTAAGCAGGACTACCGTATCGCTCAGGCGGACTTCAGCCTGAAGATGCAGCAGTTCATCGCCAACAAGGGCCGGGAGATGACTCCCGAGGAGTTCCGCAAATACCTGTCCCAGGAGGCTACGCACGTCCTGGACTCGACAGAGGGCATGAACCCCAACGACGCCCTACAGGCGCTGGCGCAGCAGCAGAAGGCCGAGGAGCAGCTCTTCGGCATGCAGGCCAAGGCGTACATGGACTGGTCCATCGACCAGGCCGCACGAGGCTTCCGCACCCAGGGTAACAGCATCCTGGCCAAGGCTGTACAGGCCCAGGCCACCGGCGACGAACTGTCCCGACAGCTCAGCCTGGAAGAGGCCGGCCTGTTCTATACCAACATCATGACCTCCGAGGATATCCCGCTGGAGGTGCGTGACAAGGTGGGCATGCAGTTCCTGGCGGCCAGCCTGGACATGAACCAACGGGGCATCTACGAGAGCCTGCGCGATGCCGGCTTCCTGGACAGCATGTCCTTCGACGACCGGCGTGCCCTCAACGGCCTCTATGAGAAATCGAAGGCGCAGACTCGTGCCAAGGAGTCGATGGCGACCCTTCGGGCTGACGCGGACTTCCAGCAGCGGGTGGCCAACGGCGCCATTACGGACCTTGCGGAAGTCGAGGCATACTCACGGGGCATGGTCGAGGAGGGCCGCTGGAGCGACGCACAGGCCATCTCGTTCATGACCAAGGCCATGACCGGCCTAGGCAACGCTCAGCGCATGCAAGGCATAATGGCGGCCCTGGAGGCTGGGGACATCAACGCCCTGCACACGCTGGGGACGAACGTCTCCGAGGCACTGGAGCAGTGGGACAAGATGCAGGCGGCCAACGGCTCAAGCCTGACCGATCGCCTCGTGCAGGGCACGCAGCTCGGCCTGCGCCTGGGGACCTTCCCCAAGACCTACGGCGAGTCCGTAGGCAGCGCCGTGCGGATGATCCAGGCAGCCAAGGAAGGCGAGGCGAACCCGGAGCTGGTCAACACGTTGAACAGCATCTTTGAGCAGGTGGCCTCGGCACAGGAGATCAACCCCTCCGCCGGCAACGTGATGCTATCCGGCATCCCGGAGGCCGAGCAGGGCGCTGTGGCCTGGGCACTCAAGCAGATGAAGATGGGCATCGCCCCAGCTCAAGCACTGCGCGAGTTCAGTGCCAACGCCGAAGTCGTGAAGCAGATGGACGAGTTCGAGAAAGGCCAGAACACCAAGGCATTCAAGGACAACCTCGGCAAGCAGGTCAACGACAAGTTCGTGAACAACATCTTCGGTCGAGCCTGGAACATGCTGACCGGCGAGAGCGACCTGAGCAATAACGAGGCCGTCCTAAGCATGTACCGCCGGGCGACCATCGACGAGGCAAACTGGCTGGCCAGCGACCGCAAGCACGCCGGGCTACTTACCAGCGACACGGGTCGAGAGGCTCTGCTGGAGATCGCCGCCGCCAACGTGCGTAACCGCACCATCCAGGTCGGCGAGGGCCGCAACCTGAAGGAAGGTGACCTGTTCAGCCGCCGCGACAGCGCGCCGCTGATCCTACCCCGTGGCACCACCGCCGAGCAGCTATTCGGGACCAACGCTACCGAGACCATCGGGACCGTCCTGGCCGAGCAGTACAAGCCGCATGTCGAAGGACTCCTCGGTTACAAGTCGGTAGTCGCCTTCGAGTACGACCGCACCAGTGGCAGCCTCCTTGCTGTCGAGTACGACGAGAACGGCGTGGCCCTGGACCGCACGCGGGTCGATCCCCAGGCAGTCGGTAACGAGGTGCTCAAGCGCAACTCGGACAAGCTGAACGCGATGCGGGGTGCCGAGTACGGTGCCAACGTCAAGGTCAGCGGCACGGACATTCGCATGAACGGTGGCAACAGTGCCGGCATGCTGAAGCAGGACGTGTTCAACTGGCGGAAGGAACTGGCTCAGTTCGAGGCTTACCGAGGGGAGGCGTACAAAGATGCCGACGGTTATAGTGTGGGCCTGGGGCATTACCTGGGCAGTGGCAATGCTGGGGCAGGCACTACAGTCACGCCTGAGCAGGCCGCGCAGTGGTTCGCCGAAGACACCGACCGCGCACTCGACCAGGGTGTGAGGTTGGCCGACGAGCTGGGCGTTACGAACAATGCCTCTATCCTGGGCTTGGCCGGTATGGCCTTCCAGATGGGCGAGGGGCGTGCCCGGCAGTTCCGTAACACCTTCCAGGCGATCAAGGATCGTAACAAGGAAGCCTTCGAGGCTGGCGTACGGAACAGCAAATGGTACACGCAGACGCCCAACCGGGCTGAGGCATTCATCAAGCGCATGGCGCCCCACTTCGACACACCGAGTCAAATCGGGGTCGATTGGTACAGCGCCGCAACAGCGGAGTAAGACATGGCACAGCAATTCAAGGGCCGCATGACGCCCAAGTACCCACTTGACCAAGCACAGCTCGACGAGGCCCAAGTACAGGGCCAACTCGACGCAGTGCCTACCGTGGGGTTCGACGCCCTGACGGGTGGCGAGATCGGAGAACGGAACGTGGCAGCGGGCCAACGAGCCAACGCGCGGGAACTGGAACGCATCGTAGCGGACCAGGAACTGCCGGCCCTTGACCGTGCTTCCGCACTCTGGAACCAGTCCACCCTCGTCGGACGCTGGGGCGCTGCGCTCCAGCTCGACGCGGACCTTGCGGCGAACAGCACCGGCGAGGTGGACCCCAACTTCGACGCCGGGACCTACGGGGTCCAGGCGCTCCAGGCGGCGGGTATCCAGCCGACTGACAACTATCTCCAGATCATGGCCCGTGCCGGCAATGCCGAGGACGCGGCCTACCTCCTGTCGAGGATTCAACGGTATGAGCAGGACGAGCAAATCGTGCGGGACAACCCGTACTGGAACTTCGCGGCTGGCATGCTGGACCCTGCCGCTCTGGCAGTTGATGCGGTTACTTTCGGCGCTGGCCGTGCTCTGCGGCTCGGTCGTGCTGGCATGGCTGCTGCTGGCGGCGCTGGGCAAGTCGGGTATGTTGCTGGGCTGGATGCCGCAGGGGCCGACGTGGATGCCGGAACCTACATCGTGGCGGGTGCTCTTGGTGCTGGCGTGGGTGCTCTGCTGGGGTCTGGTGCGGGACGTATTGCCGCAGAGGCCCCGACGCAGCCGCACGTGCCCGAAGTATCGGCGCCTACTGTCGGGCTGCCAGAAGTAGCCATGACCGCCGAGGAGGCCGCCGCACGCGGCTTCAAGGCCGGTGACGTGGTAGACCTGCTGGACGAGGGCACCGTGCTGTCCCGTGTCAGCTCCCGTGTGGAGCAGGCCGAGATACCGGCCATCCCGCGCCGTGACACTGCCTTCGGCGACGAGCTGCACAGCCTGTCGGGCCGGAAGCTGTCCGAGGTCCTGGACCACCTCAAAACCCACGCAGAGGTTCCCAAGCCGCTCCAGGGCATCGCCGCTAAGGTGGCTGATACCATCAGGACCCTGGAGGGCCTGGGCCAGCGAACCGCGTTCCGAGTGGTGCAGGGTGGCGACACCGCCAGCTCCGCGTTCCTCAAGCCGGGCACGGCGGGGATTCACTCCACCCAGGGCCTCGATACGCTGGTCCAGGTACGAGGCAGCACCGCGCCCGGACGAGTCGGCACCAACCCGGTGACCGTGCTCCACGAGGCGGTACACGCCGCCACCGTGGGCGTGATGAACGCTGCCCTGCGCAACCCTGGCGCGATGAGTCCGAAGGTGGCTCAGGCCATGCAGACCCTGGAGAACGTGCGTAGTAACGTGCTCAACGCCCTGAAGCAGGACCGGGCCGCCGGTCGTCAACTGTCCGAGTTTGAAGAGACGCTGCTGGCTGGCAACTCCAACACCCTGGCAAACGTCAAGGAGCTGGTGGCCTGGGGCCTGACGGATACCCGCTTCCAGCGGACCCTGAATCGCCTCCGCTACAGCGACGGCGGGCCGGGCCTGTGGTCCCGCTTCGTGGAGGGCATCCGCACCCTGCTGGGTCTGCGGTCCGATGCTGACACGGCCCTGAGCCGAGTCCTGGCCGCCTCTGAGACGATTATGGAGGCCATGCCCGGTTACACTAAGGCACAGGCCAAGTGGGCCAACAAGGGCGCTCCGGTAACCGAGGAGGCCAGCCTGGAGACCATCGTACGGTCCACCAAGGAGCGTGCCCGCGAGGGTGCGGGCTTCGTGAACCGATTCTTCAGCGAGGCGGACCTCCTGGCACAGCCCGGAGAGGGCGCACGGCGCCTCCTGAGCCGCCTTATCGATGACCCGGTACGTCGGGATGGGTTCAGCACGAACGACAACGCAGCGAGCTATCTCCGCCGCTATCGGAACGAGTTCGAGGGCTACGTGAAGTCCTACGACGAGATGATGGCCAAGGCGATGGCTGAGCAGGGCGTGGGCCTGACGGCGCGTGCGCTGAACTCCCGCCGCGCCATGGCAGTCCGGGACCAGCTTAACGAGCAGGTCACCCGCGAGCTGCTGCGCCGTGATCGGGAGTGGACCGCCTACGGTAGCGTCCGCGTAGACCCGAACCTGCCGCCGACCATCAAGGCCCTGGCCGACCGCTCGGACGAGATTCACGGTCTGATGGGTCAGCGTGCCCGGGAGGCCGGGGTACGGGGCTTCGAGGACTTCGCTCCGCGTCCCGGATACTTCCACCGCTCGTGGAACTGGTCCAAGATGGCGCAGATGGATGAGGCCGCCCCTGGCCTGGCCCGGCGTGCTATCAGCGAGGCCGTGTTCCGGGGCATCCCTGGGCTGGAGCGTGCCGACGCCGACACCATCGCACAGGCCATCGTACAGCGGGCACGGGACCGGGCTACCGGTATCCGTTCCGAGTTCATGGGCGCGATGGGCGTAGCGGACACGGCATTCATCCGGCAGGCGCTGGAAGAGGCCAACGTGTCCCAGGCCAAGTTCGACAGTATCATGGCCAAGATCGAGCAGAAGCAATCCGACCAGGGCACCGTCAAATACGGCAAGGGCCGACTGTCGCTGGACATGACCGCCGAGATCAACCACAACGGCACCGTGTACCGCGTGCAGGACTTGATCGACCGGGACCTCGACCGCCTGATGGAGAACTACTCTGGCAGCATGTCGGGCCGCTCGGCACTGGCCCGCGCAGGTATGCCGGGGGACTCGGAGATCGAAGCCTTCATCCGGGAGTACCAGCGAGAGGCAGCCCACCTGGGTACCGACAAGGTGCAGGAGTTGACGGGGCAACTGCGGGGCGTCTTCGGGGACTTCACCGGCAACGTGCCGCGCGAGCACCAGCTCGGTCCCGTCGCACAGCGGGCCAGCGGACTGACCAGCGCTACCATGCTGGGATTCTCAGGCGTGTATCAGCTCGCCGAGCTGGCCACGATGGCCCACCGGCAGGGCGTCTTCAACGTGATGAAGGCCATGCTCAACTCCCGCATGGGTGACTTCGTGGGCGCCATGCGTCGAGACCCGGACCTCGCTGACGAGATGCAGACCGTCCTCGGCCTGAACCTCGCCAACGATATTCGGATGAAGCCCTGGAAGCGGCAGTTCGACACCTTCCTGGCCAGCCAAGACACCTTCATGGATCGCTTCCTCCACGCGGGTAAGCAGGCCGTCCCGGTGCTCAACGGCATGAAGTTCATCCACAACTGGCAATCCCGCATGAACGCCAACCTCACCTTGAACAAGGTGGCGCGGGCGGCGCAGGGGGATGAAGCGGCCCTTCGAGTGCTCCAGCAGTACGGGAAGGACGTGGACTGGACGCCAGTATTGGCGCGGGTTCGCGGTTATGTCACATACAGAGGAAGGAACGCCCAATCCATGAATTGGGGCGCCTGGAGCCAAGCAGACGTGAACACCGTCATGAACACCGCACTGCGGATCATGGACGACTCACTGCTGTACGGTCGAGTCGGACAGAACTCGGGCTTTGCTCGGTCACCTGTCGGCCAAATCCTGGGCCAGTTCCGCAGCTTTGTGGCCTTCGCGCACAACAAGCTCCTCCGGGGAACCTATGAGAACTCCGGCGTGCTTGGCGTGGCCTCGCTCCTCGCATTCCAGTATCCGCTCACCGCGCTGATGATGGGTGCCAAGGCAGCGATCAACGGCAAGTTCGACACCTCTGATGAAGGCATCCGCAAGATGGCCATCGACGGCATCGGTTACACTGCCGGCCTCGGCTTCACCGCCGACATGTGGGGCGTTATCACCGGGCACTCCCGAATGTCCGCCCCGGTCTTCGGCCTGGCGGAGCACTCCAACGAGGTGTTCCGTGGCGTCAAGGACCTAGTAACCGGCGACGACCCCGCAGCCGCCACCGGCGATATCGTCAACGGCGCCGCAGGGGCACTGCCTTTCGTCAACGTATTCCCGGCGACCAAGTTGCTGCTGGAATCCATCAAAGGGGAATAACGTGGCTCGGTTCAAGAATCCCGAGACCATCCACGTTGCAGATGGGGTCGAGGCTGTCTTCAGTCTCGACTTCCCGTTCCTGCGGCGTGAGGACGTATTCGTCCAGGTCGATAAGATACTCACCACCGACTATACGTGGGTGGACAACACCAACATTCAATTGGCCGTGGTGCCGAAGAAGGGCCAAGAGGTCCGCATCTTCCGCGACACGCCTGCTCAGGTCCCAGACACTCAGTTCAGCCAGGGCATCCCATTCCTGCCGCGCTACATCGACGCGAACAACAAGCAGCTCCTGTACGCTGTGCAGGAAGGCATCAACACCGCGAACCTCGCCCTGGATGGCGTACTCGACGCGATCCGTATCGCCGAGGAAGCTCGTCGCCTGGCACAGGAAGCACTCGACGCCGCCAATGAGGCGCTGCGCCGTGCCCTGGGCTTCGCTGAGATTCGTACCGTGACCGAGGACTCGGACATTGATCCGAGCTGGCGTGGTTACTGGAACCGCTGCATCACTGCCGACAAACCCTTGACCTTGACCATGCAGATGGAAGACCCGGATGCACCCTGGATCGAGTTCAGCGAGGTCCACTTCGAGCAGGCAGGCGTGCGCGACCTCAACATCGTGGCCGGCCCCGGCGTGACCATCAACCGGTTGCAGAACACCACCATGCAGCTCTATGGCGAGAATGGCGTGTGTACCCTCAAGCGGCTGGGCGCTAACCACTGGATCGTGTTCGGAGCCATGGAGGACGAATAATGCGCGGCATTATCGCGGGCATCATGGCCTCCCAAATCCGGCGTCCAAAACCAATCCTGGCGACGTACCCGTATCCCATCCTAGCTACAGACGACGCATGGTCCTGCCGGCCCAACATAGTGGCGGCGCTGACACGCGACACTCTGCACGAGGTTGTGAACCAGCCAGGAGAGGACACCTACCACGCGACCTCCAGCGTGGTAAGCGTACTGCTGCGGTCGCTGACTCAGCTCGGCTACGGCGGTGGCGATGGGTTCCTGACAGGACCTGCCATCCATGCAGCTCTACTGCGCGATACGGTTAAGGACTACACCGCAGAGTCCTATGCGTTCTCGGCGCAGACCGCAGTGGTGGGCGCGGAGCTGAAGGTTGTGGTCGTATACTCTGAGTATATCGTGGAGCCTTACGCATTCGCCACTTCGACAGCAATTAAACAGGCGGAACTGATCAATGTTTGAGACGCGAGTTAAGGGTCGCTACACAGTGACCCATATGAAAGCCACGGGTGAAGTCCTGGCGCAGCACACCTTCGACAACCTCATCACTAACGCAGGTCTTGATTGGATTTGCGCCATGGACACCTCTGACCTGTTCTCCCAGGCCATGGCCGTGAGTACCAGCACTGCGGACCCTAACCCCTCCGCACCCTCCCTACCGGAGGAAGTACGGCGGACCACCTCGTATGCCCCTAACGGGGATGTGACTTCGGGCCTGGATGGGGAGTGGATTTACTGGCACAAGCGGTGGCGCTTCCCGATAGGCACCCTAACCGGGCAGGTCCTTGCCACCGTGGGTATCGTGGCCCGATCCGAAGTAGGCTTTGAGAGTAACACCGGAGCGAAGATTCCGGCAGGCACTCCACTATCCTACACCCGGATCAAGGACGCCTCCGGCCAACCCACCACCCTGGTAGTTCAGGCCGACGAGATTCTCGACGTACAGTATGAGCTGCGCAGCAAGGCAGTGGCGATGGCCGAGGCCAAGTTCGTGATCTCCGGAGTCGAGCGCACCATCCGCCTTACTCCGCTGCCCTTCGCGAACCGGCGTAACCTCTACGGTGAGCGCTACATCTTCTACAACGAGAGTCCTCGGATTGACGGTAAGAATGCGTCCGGCTCGGATGTCCAGGATGGCCAGTGGGTGAAGCTGTACCCGCGATATACGCGGGGCACCTACAAGGGGCAGCTAATGCTGCGGGCCACCGTTGATAACGGCAACATGCCGGGAGGCATCACCGGCTGCAAGGACCTGAAGATTTACAACGGTCGGAACTACGCACTCACCATCGACCCGCCTGTAGTCAAGAACAACACGCAGGAGTTCTCCATCACGATGGAGTTCTCGGTAGCGAGGGCATAACCCATGGCACTGATCTACGACTTCAACCTGGACCTCGATCCGAAGGCTAAGTCCAAGTTCGTAGGTGCGCGAGGCCGTAGGGACATCAGCGACGTGCTAGACTTCTGCGACGGGGGCGTGGCCATCCAGGACCCATCGCAGGGTATGATGGTCCGCGTGTGGCGAACAGAGCTTCGCCAGGACGGGACCTACCTGGGGCACGAGGACGGCTCGAACGAGATTCGCATCGGCGGGGGTATCGAAGAAGGTATCTCCACGATGTCCCTCGACTTCGACAGCAACATGAACTATGTGTGTGCTTTCGTACGAGCCGATCGAACTGGTGCGATCTCCTACTTCAATGTGCAGCAGGGTCGCCGGCTCCTCGTGGAGCTGGGTCAGGTTGACTATGCCAAGGTGGCCTTGGACGACAAACGTCCGGGGGCTACCGCCTGGGCGCAGGTCATCGTACCCTACACCCGTAACGGCAACCTGTACGTTCGCACACAAAACGAGAACTACACGGAAGAGCACCTGGAGGTGGATACCGGCAAGGTGTTCCGCCCGCTGGTCAAGTGCGGTATGGGCACCAACCTCCGCTTCCAAGTCCAATTCAGAGGGCATATGTAATGAGCAAAAAGCAGACCGCGAGTGCTGAGCGGCTGGGCCTGCTTCACGAGCTGGTCTGCACCGCTATCGAGCGCAACTTCAAGTGGTATATGGACAACGACATTCCGATCCCTGCATCGGATATCGCCGCCGCCACCAAGTTCCTCAAAGACAACGAGATCACCTGTGATCCGTCTGACACCATCAACATCGATCGTCTCCGCGAGGAGATGCGGCAGGCGCAGGCCGAGAACCGCCGTATCGCGCTGGAGGGCTTCATCGCCGGTGAGACAGACGACGAGATGGAACGTCTGTACACCCACTAAGGAGGCAGCATGACGCCGCAAGAACGATTCCAGATAGCCCACGAAGTGCGGGACATGTACCCGCGCTTCCGGGACTTCTGCCTGGACGCCATGCTGTTCCTCGGATTCAAGATGACGTGGATGCAGCTCGACATCGCCGACTTCATGCAGGACTCGCCCAACAAGGCGATGGTCGCTGCACAGCGTGGCGAGGCCAAGTCCACCATCGCCTGTATCTTTGTGGTGTGGTGCATCGTCCAGAACCCGGCTACCCGCGCCATGCTGGTATCCGGCTCTGGTGACAAGGCTGAAGAGAACGGCCAGTTGATCACGAAGCTGATCATGCATTGGGACCTGCTGGCGTACCTGCGCCCCGAGGCCCGAATGGGTGACCGTACCTCGGCCACCAGCTTCGACGTGAACTGGGCGTTGAAGGGCGTCGAGAAATCGGCCTCCATCAACTGCATCGGGATCACCGCCGCCCTCCAGGGCTACCGTGCTGACATCCTGATCCCTGACGACATCGAGACCACGAAGAACGGCCTCACCGCCACCGAGCGGGCCAAGCTGACGCGGCAGTCGCAAGAGTTCACCTCTATCTGTACCCATGGGAAGATTCTTTACCTGGGCACGCCGCAGAGTCGCGAGTCGATCTACAACGGCCTGCCTGCACGGGGCTTCCTGCTGCGCATCTGGCCGGGCCGGTTCCCGACCCTGGAAGAGCAAGAGCGCTACGGCGACTGGCTCGCACCCTCCATCCTGGCACGTATCGCCCGGCTGGAGGAGAAAGGCCACAACCCGCGCACCGGCAAGGGCCTGGACGGCACCCGTGGCTGGCCGGCGGACCCTCAGCGCTACAACGAAGAAGACCTGATCGACAAGGAACTCGACCAAGGCCCCGAGGGCTTCCAGCTTCAGTACATGCTGGACACCAGCCTCGCCGACGAGCAGCGTATGCAGCTCAAGCTGCGCGACCTGCTGTTCATCGACGCCACGCATGAAAGCGTACCCGAGCAAGTGGCCTGGGCTGCCGACGAGCGCTTCAAGCTCAAGTTCGACGCCCACCGCTTCCCTGTCATCAAGCCTGAGCTGTACCTGCCGGCGCTGATGGCTGGCGGCTGGGCACCGCTCCAGCAGATGACGATGTTCGTGGACCCTGCCGGCGACGGTGGCGACGAGCTGTCGTATGCAGTAGGCGGAACTCTAGGCCCGTACATCCACGTCGTGAGCATCGGCGGCTGGAAGGGTGGATTTGCCGAGGAGAACCTGGAGAAATGTATTGCCCTGGCTGCGCGTTATGGCGTCAAGGTGATCTATGTCGAGAAAAACCTCGGCGCGGGTGCAGTCGGTCAGCTCTTCCGCAACCATATGCGATCCATTGACCCGGACACCAACAAGCCCCGCTATGAGGGGATCGGCGTAGAAGACCGCCAGAAGTCCGGCCAGAAAGAGCGTCGCATCATCGACACCCTGCGGCCCATCATGCAGCGGCACCGTCTGATCTTCCACGTATCGGCGATGGATTCCGACCACGTGTCCTGTCAGCAGTACCCAGCGGACAAGCGCAATGAGCGCTCCGTGTTCCACCAGATTCACAACATCACCACCGACCGAGGCTCACTGCCGAAGGACGACCGGATCGATGCCCTTGAGGGCCTTGTCCGCGAGCTAGCACCCACGCTCGTAAAGGACGACGAAGCCGCAACCCGCGCTCGTGAAGAGGCTGCCAAGAAGGAATGGCTGAACAACCCGATGGGTTACACTAAGTCTGTCCTTCGGTCTCTCGGCATGGGCCGGGAGCGTCGCAAGGGCCGCCCAAAAGGACGAAGACTATGATGCTCGATACCGCCACCGAGGCGGGCAAAGGCACCCTCGCCGTCACCGGCGTGGGGATTGCCGTTTACTCGCCCTATGAGATCGCCAGCCTCTGTGCTGCGGTACTCACCGCGCTCTACGTGGGCGCTCAGCTCATCACCCTGCTCCCGAAGATGCTCGATAGCATCGCGGAGCTTCGCCGGAGGTTCAAGAAGTGAACAAGCCCCTGCGCGGCGCAGCCCTTGCGGCTGCCCTCGCCGGCCTTGTCGCCCTGGAAGGCAGCGAGACCACCGCCTACCGGGACATCGCCGGCGTACCCACCATCTGCTCTGGCACCACTGCCGGGGTCAAGATGGGCGACAAAGCCACACCGGAGCAGTGCTACCAGATGACGCTCAAGGACTACCAGCGCTTCGAGCGCATTGTCCTGGACGCCATCAAGGTGCCGCTGAACGTCAACGAGCAAACCGCCCTGACGTTCTTCTGCTACAACGTGGGTCCAGTCTGTACAACCAGCACAGCGTTCAAGCGCTTCAACCAAGGCCGCGCCACCGAGGGCTGCCAAGCCCTGGCTATGTGGAACAAGGTCACGATCAACGGCCAGAAGGTCGTATCCAAGGGCCTCGTGAATCGCCGCAACGCGGAGATCAAGCAATGCCTCGAACCATCGTCGCAATACTCGTCCTCGCTGTGGTAGCCCTGGGAGCCTCGTATGGCTTCGTCCAGAGCTACCGAGCCTTGGGCATAGCCCAGGAGGAGATCAAGCGGCAGACGGCCCGTGCGGAGGCCCTGGAGGTGCGTTACGCCACCTTGCAGCGCCACGTCCAGGAGGTCGCCGCCAAGACCAACACCCAGCGCCAGGAGGTGGACCGTGCCCTGGACCAGAACCGCCCGTGGGCTGACCGGCCTGTGCCTGCTGCTGTCGTTGACAGCCTGTGCAACCGCCCCGGCGCCCGCTGTGCTGTGCGAACACCCTCTGATTGACCCTACCACCCAGGCTGGCCTGATCCGCGCTGTAGCGGCCTATCAGGACGCCCTGGACCTATGCAACGCCCTGAATCAAGGAGACTGACATGGCGAACACCCGTGATCAATACCTCGCTGGCCGTAACACCGGCCTGACCTTCTACCAGGTCTGCCAGCCCGGCACCGACAACCGCATCTCCCTGCACGACATGGACGAGGCCGATGTCAAGGCCAAGGCCACCGCTGTGATCGCAGCAGCCACCGCCCTGGGCGGCGAGGGCGGCGCTACCCCACCGGACCCTCTCACCGCCTACAAGGTGAAGAACGGTGACACCCTGCCTGTGGACGGCGGTGGCACCGTGAAGGTGACGGTGGCCAATGGTGCCATCACCAAGGTCGTCTACACTGCACCTACGGGTTAAGGAGTAGGCCGTGCCTTACATGACAGCTACCCCGGAGCAAGTCCGGGAAGTGCGGAACTCGGCCAAAGCTCTGGACCAGGCAGCACAGCCTGTCGTCCAGGGCACCGAGCCTCTGCCGCTGGAAGAGCAGTATCGCGGTAAGATGCTGAACCTGAGCCTGCGTATGGCTGACGCGCTATACGATGTGGACGTGCTGTCGGAGGAGTCCTTCCTCGGCCCAGGCGATCGAGTCGTCCATAAAGAGCACACGTACCCGCTGCGTAGTGGCGCCCGCTCAGCAGACGTGCAGGTGGTGGACACATCCGATGGCGTGGCCTTCGACTTTGCATCGCCAGCGTTGCACTCGTGGAAGACGGCAAGTTCTATCCGTTGCGGCAGTGGAATGGTGCCCGGTTTGGTGTGGAGGTGTTCCCCGGCAACCCACTGCGGGCCGAGATCGATGCTACGACAGACTTGCGGTACTTACGGCCTAATACCGACATGGGCTACTACGTGAACCGTGGCCGCAAGGGTTACATAACCCGAGCCGGTACTGCCGGTGCCTGGTACAGACGTGGGGATGGGTCCACTGTATCCGGCACCTTTGCCTTCCATCCTCACGAAGGTGCATGCTTCGCTGTGGCCGAGGCTGACATGTTCTTCGAAGGGCGCGAGCTGGTCATCAAGCCTGGCCCACGTACCTCGCCGGGCATGATTTCGCAGGGCCAGGTGATCCCCACCATCGTGGACGGCAAGCGCTCCACCATCATCACCGAGGGCATGACCTTCACCATCGACGGCAAAGAGTACGATGTGGAGATCGACCCGAACCACAACATCAACTTCTTCCCTAAAGCATAAGGAACTGAACCATGGCAACCTTCGCCGCTGCAACTCAGAAAGACCTCCGCGCCTTCGCCGGTGCTATCGAGAACCTGATCCGTCCGCTGGAAGAAGCGGCCCTGGGTTCTGGCTACAACGAGACCAAGCTGCGCGCTGAGTACGTCCCGCACCTCGACGAGCTGATGGCTGCTGTCGAGACTGCCAAGGCGCTGGTCTACAAGTGATCGAGTAGCTCAAGCCGAGCACCTGCACAGTCGGGTGCTCCCCTGGAACTACTGGAATTTTTTATTGAGGGTTGGCTGTGGGCTGGCTGTTGGCGGGAGTAGTTACTCCGGGTCTAATTTTGGTATCGTCGTGTGAGAACCCTCCCGACTCTGATCAGCCCACCCTTCCCCCGTAGGCCCTTCGCCTGGTGGGCCACTGCCTCGCATTGCCTGGGTGTTGCCTGGGTCATCCCTGGGAGCTTCCGGCTTCGCCGGGTGGCGTGGGCTTCCCTGCCCTTCGCCGCCCATTCTACGCATCCTGGCGGGAGTGTCAACCCCTGGGTGGCGTGGCGGTCCATCGGCTCATACCCAGCGCCCTGCGGTGGGCTATCAGCGCCAGCCTTCTGTCTTCCCTGGCTCTGGCCCTGGCTGCTGGGTATGGGCTGTGCTGCTCATCCTCTGCGGCCCACCTGGCTAGCTTCCTCTGCCAGGCTGCGTCCCTCTGGTGCCAGGCTCGCTCGGCTCTGTCCTGTCTGCTCAGCATCCTCTGTCTCCTCTGTCTGGCTCCCTGGGGCTTCCCTGGGGCGCTGCTGTGGTCCTGTCGGGTGGGGGTGCGGGAGTGGCTGG